CAAGCTGGTTGCCCTCAGCTTCTAATCTTTCTGCATTATCAACTAGGTTTTGAAAAGCATTTTTATCTTTCCTTAAACCTTTTTGAGCTAGATCTAATAGCTTAGCTCTTTCAACATAATAGCTTTGACTTACTATTTCGTCACCAAATAAATTTGCAGTTGTTTTAGTTTCATATCCAGCTTCAATAACTTGCCTTACAATAGCATCAGCTTGAAACTCATTATCTGGTATATTTCTAGCTAAAACTTTCATTGCAGCTTCTTGTAAGGCTGCATTTTCTGGAATCAATCTACCTACTACAGCAGCAAACTTTGCTGGTACTACATCATTAATAACCATTCCAAATAGTTCATCTGATAAATTGACTATAGCTCTAGCTTGTTTTACCAGGTTAGATCTTGGCGGTAGTTCACTAAGCTTGCCAGGATCAACTCTTAAAACCTTTGCAGCATCTACAGCTGTTCCAGTTCCCTCTGCAATATTTTTCATAGCAGCTGTAACTCTAGCCATTGCTGGCGTATGTCCGTCTGCTTCCCTTAGCTTCATTCCATATAAATTTACTTCCTGGCCCTCAGCTTTTAATCGTTTTGCAAGGCCTAATCTTTGATGCCCATCTGCAATAAACTGTCTGCCATCTGCATATTCATAAACAACTATTTGTCCAGACTTGATTGCATCCCATTTTTTTACACCTTGTAAAGCATCAGTAACGCCAACTTCATCTCCGCCACCTTTAAACTGAAATGTTTTTGCATCTACTTTAAGCTGATCTGGATCAAACTTAAAAACTTCATTATTTAAATTATCTGATTCATAAATAGTTTTTGGCGGTATTACCTGGGATTCTGGTACATCATTCATTTTAACCAGGTCATTAGCATCACCAGCAACCTCAGCTTCATGTAATCTTTGTAAATGTTCTGCTTCATCTACAAGCGGATTAGAGTTTATTCCATCAGAAACAACTTCTGCTGCTTCATTGATAATATTTTCTTTACTTGTAGATTTAAAAAAACCAGCATCTTTATAAGCTTTAATACCTTTTTTAACCTGGTCTGACGTTAATGATACCGCTCTGCCACCAGCTCTAAAAGCAAATGGTGATGCTGCACCAAAACCAGCGCCAAATGCTACAGCTTTCCAAAATTGATCTGGTCCATAATCATGCCCTAAAGTTTTATACCAATCTTTAACTTTAGTTTGTATCAATGCTTCTGATCCAGCTCCTACTATAGCTTGCTGCAATGCAATTTGATATAACTTACCAGGACCATTACCAAACATAAGACTGCCAATAACAACTGGATCTTGAACAAGAGATGCGCCCTCACCTATTAACCTGGCAAGAACATTACTGAAACTAGGAGATCTCTCAGCTATCTCATCATTGTTTGTTTTTGAATCTCTAGCTTGTTGTTTAGCATTTTCTAATAGTTGTCTGTGGTCAAATTCACCAAATAATTCTGGATTCAATCTTATAATAGATCCAAATTTTTCAGCGGCTTTTTCATAATTTGTATATCTGCTATCGCTAAATATTCCCATCTGTAAATAGAATCCAGGATTTACAACATTATCTTTTATGCCTAGCCTATCTCTATTTTCTTCCATAATGTCTATGTATGGCTGCCATTGCTCTTGCATCACAATAGCTTCTGATACTGAAGTATTATTGTATTCACTAAAATTATAAGCAGCTTTCATGTTTTCCATGAAAGATGATTCACCTTTACTGACAACAGTACCAGGCGCGCCTATTATACTTTCTTGTTCTGTGTAAAGAAAACTCATTGAGTAACGCCATGATAACGTAAGGCGTTAAGTTTTATTTGATTACCATTTGTATCAGCTGCAATTAAAAAATCATTTTCACCAGGCGTACCTCTAGCTAAAGCGTAAACGCCATCACCTACTGCATAAAGGTTATATTTCTTGTCGTTTATATCTTCTAATAATTTAGGATCAATAGTAATCCCTTGAGCGTTTAAATTGTCTACAGTTATATTCTCCATCATATCTTCAAGCTGATCTGCATCTAATTGTTTTGGGATTAATGTTGGATGTCCATCTACGTCATCAACACCGCCATTTTCACCTTGCAAGCCTAGCGCAAGCTTTGCAGCTTTTTCATATAATTTAGGTCTAAAGAACTGTTCGCCAGCATCTATTGCTAATTTATTGTAAATTAAATCAGTCACAGACTTTGCTGCACCTTGAACAGCTGCTGGCATAAATTGCAAAGCATTTCCTACTGTCCTGGAATATTCTGTATTTGTATTTATATTTGTTATTTCTGGTGCTTTACGATCATTGTTTTTAAGATCTAGTCCTTGCATTGCAAGCTTTGCATTTTCATATAACCCAAGCTTCATTAAGCCACCAAGATGAGCTAGTTCTGGTGCGCCTTTTTGTGAAAGCTCTTTTAATACATCTTGTGAGTGTCTACCAAATCCCTCATTTATTTTATTTAATACAGCAAGCTTTGCATCTATAGTTGTCTGACTATTATCAAAAAAAGATTTTAATGAATTAGCTTCGTTGTCTTTTAAGAACTTTACTTGGCTACCATATTGAGCTGAAACAGCGTTAGCTTCATTAATTCTTTTGCCTATTTGTATCGCTGAGTTTTCAGATGTAAAATCTATTTTTGTAATTGATGTATTACCAGACCTCTCAGCAAAAGTGAGCGGATCTCTTTTAAGTTCTGATCTCATGTTTGTTTCTAAAACTTTTAGATCATTAATTATTTCAGTTTCTAATAAAGTGTTATTACCTGGATCGCCAATACCAGGAATACCATCAGTTGAATATTTTGTTATTTCAGCTGACAATGAATTTAGATTGGTTTTTCTAGCAATATCAAAGATTGTTTTTTTAACTTTTAAATTATTAGCTAACACTCTTAATTCTGCACCATCAACACCCATAGATTTTGCTCTATTCTCCAGGCCGCTAATTGTGTCTACACTTATTGTACCGCCACTAGTAAGGATCTTATTGGCATCTTTTAAATCAGATTTTAAAATGACAGCTTGTTTTTTAACTATAGATTTTTCATTAGTTATATCAGTTCGCAAGCTTCGTATTAAAGCTCTTGTACCAATAACACCTAAGCTTTCTGGCGGTTTCTTTTCTAAAGTTTCTAAAAAAGATTCTTTGCCCTCTATAGTTCCAAGATTTTGAAAGGTATTTACAATACTATCTTTTAAAATATCTTTTTGAGCAGCTTGTTTCTTTACACCAGTTTCAACACTTGTCCAATATCCAAGGCCTTGTAATTTAGCGTAAACACCATTCTTACCAAAAAGTTCTTCTCTTGCTTGTTCCTTTTCTGCTTCATTGCCTAAGACAGCCTGGTTTTTTAATTGTTCTATAGTTGCAATATGAATAGAAGCTTGCTCATCAATACGTCTATTAGATGATGTCGTTCTTACAGATATACTTTTATTGGTAAAACTTGTATCAGCTTTCACTAAAAAATCATTTAATGCTGCCTTGCTTTTAAATTTTTTTGATAAGTTTTTCTTCAATACATCAGATTGATCTTGAAAATAAACATCAGAATCATTGGGATTCATAATTCTAGCTTTTAAGGCTGCATCATTTAATCCCTGGTTATAATCTAAAACACCTTTAGCAAGCTCTGCTTCATATTGATTTTTCATTTCAGCTTCAAAGAATAAAAGTTTTTTCTTTTCTGCTGCTTCAAATGTTTGTGTTTCTTTTCGTTCAGCTAACTGCAAAGCGTTTAAAGATGCAGTTTGTCCAGCTTGACCTAACCTTGCTACTGCCTGGCCAGTCTGTGAAAATTGTCCTGGATTAGCTTGTACTGATAATCTACCAGCTCCAGTATTAATTTCTCTTGCTGTTTGTCTTGTGTAACCTGGAACTTTCATCAACCATACCTCGACTGAATGTTTTGTCTTTGTAAATTAATATTTGATTGAATACCCTGGCGGCTTAGATCTGCACTACCTTGAATATTTGCTGCACTTGTAAATCCAGAAAGCAAGCTTGTTCCAGCATTTATATTGCCAGCGGCCATAGCATTTCTTCCATACAATCTATTTAAACTACCTTGCATCCTATTTTGAACAGCGCTTTGCTCTAAATCTTGTTGACCAATAGCAGCATTATATTTTTTTATTGCTATTTCTTCATCAGCTTCTTGAGCATTAGCAAGAGCTATCTTGAGCGGCGTACCACCCTCAGCCACAAAACCATTATATCTAAATGCTTGGCTTGTTGCATCTTGTAGATCTGCAAATTGTCTTTTAAACCTGGCAATATCTAACTCACTAGCTATCTTCAGTTGAACTGCATCTTGTTCATCTGCTAAAGCGTTGCGGTCATTTATATCTGCATTAAAATCGTTTGCTGCTTTTTGTTGTTTGCCTACAGCTCTAGCGCCATTTGCTGCTACCACAGACGTAATTATAGTTGATGCTATTGCCGCTTCAATACCCATTAAAATACCTTTGCAAATCTAAAATAATCGCTACCATCTGGACCATATTTTTTCATAAGGCCCTCATTTTCTAAACCAATAAACTGAGCAAATCGCTGTGCTTCTGGCCAATCTGCTCTAACAGCTGATTGAATCCTTACAAGTTTCTGTTCTTCTATTAATATTTTTAAATATTTAAATACTATTTTAACTATCGGTCTTACCTGGTGATGAACTTTATCTGTGGATAAAAACCATACTTCAGCTACACCAGGCCATAATTGTTTGATACCGCCGCAAGCTATCAAATGACCATTATCAATGGCGCTAAATGATTGACCTGGTACATATAAACTTTCTGCAAAATCTAAATATTTACTTATGTGGTGCGGCGCACCTTTATTCATTTTACCATCTAAAATTTCTTTGCCATGTTCTGGCTTATAATCTGCAACAATCATTGATCGAAAGTTTGCAGCCTTGGGAATATAGCAAGAATAGTTGTAGGTAATGGCTGGTTTTGTTTTACAACAATAAATCCATCATTTTCATATCCACCTCTAAACTCTACTTCTTTATCTCCAGTAAACATAGGTAAGGCAGCTCCCATTGAATCAGATGAGCTTCTAAATGGTATTCTATCAATTTCGCTTTCTGTACTACCAACCTGGATTCCAACAGTTCTAAATAATCTAAGAGTGATGTCGTGTATTCTTTTTATTTTACCTTGAGCAGTTCCCTCTGTACCACCAGCATCCACTCTCATAGTTTGTAATATTGAATCAAACCCTATACCTATATGAGCTTTAGTAGTTGTTCTGTCTAAAGTAATCGCTCCAGAAGATACTGTCTTATTAGGATGTGTCGCACCATTAGATAAAATAGAAACGCTTTGACCCTCTAAATGATTTAGACCAGATATGTTAGTTGCAGCAGATCCGGTATAAGTTAAACCACTATCTACAAAAAAAGCATCTTCAACATCAGTTCCAAAATCAAATGAAGAAAATGTTTCTATATATCTAGCTGTTGCACCATTAATAGTTCTTTTAACAACAAGGTAAACATTATCCTCATTCAGATCACCAGGAACAACCGCAACACTTTCTACAACAGAATTTCCAGATCCAAATGATCCACCAATAATATGTTCATGCCATCCAACAACTTGTTCTTCTCGTCTATATGTCATGCCAACAAAACGACCATCAGTTAAAACACACCACACAATATTGTCTGGCTCTTGCTGAAACGCCATTTCTGTTATGCCGCTATCAGTAATATGCTCAGCTAATACTGTTAAGTCTGGTGCTTGATAACTATCTGAATCAAAATTATAAACTAATTCTCTTACTTTTCTTGAAGCTCTTTGTACAAACATTGTTACATTTCCTACTTGAATAGGCTGTATGTTTGCAGATCCGTAATTAGCCTGGCGTTTTATTTGAGCGTTAGTTGGTGATAATGGCTCTGCTGCACCGCTGGCACTTACAGCAAATTCACCGCCACTTGTTCCCACAATTAAAACTCTACTTGATGCAAGGTATCTAATAACATTTACCTGGTTAGATCCTATTGTGTAAGTCAAAGCATCATCAGCATCTATACCATCTGCGAAATCTTCAAAGCTACCACCAACAGAAAAGAATAATGTCTGTGGTTGAGATGTTGTATTTGCAAAAACCAAGCGTTGTTCAAAAAAAGAAACTGCTGCTGGATAACCAGTAGTTGAGCTAAATGCTCCTAAACTAAAATCACTATCAGCTTCAAGCTCTCCATTTAATGTAATAGAAGCGCTGGCTGATTCATTTACCAAGTCTACACTTGGAGAAAACAATATAGTATCTGCTGTAACCTGGACAAGAAGAACAGCAGTAGATTTATTATTACCGCCATTAGATGCGCCAGATATTGTTATCTTTTGACCAACCTTAAAGCCTTGTGTAATAAACTCACCAGCTGTATCTGTCATTCTATCATTATGCTCTAAGCCAGTTGAGCTTGGATCTCCCTCAAAAAAAGCTATAGTTGATGCGGTATAAGATGGCATCAATTCAGATCTGCCCTCAGAGTTTTCTTGAACAGTTGCAGTTACAGTAGTTGCATTAGTAAATGCTGTTATCTTAGCAAATCCATCATGCAGTTTTACTAATCTACCAACATCAGTCGATACAAAAGTATCGGCACTTGCTGTTATAGTTTTGCCGCTACCAGTTCTGCCATTAGCTGTTAATGTTGTATCAGTCGTATTTGGATCTTGCATAGGACCTCGCAAAAACGCTACTTCTGATATTGTCCATGCAGTATGACTTGTTCTTGTTATTTTTTGAACTGGATGAGATGGATGCACTAAGTACATAACATCTGCGCTTTGAGTAAACTTAATGTCTGAAACCTGGGCGCTTGTATAAACTGTTGATACTTCTATTGGATTTGAGCTACCATCAACAACAGTGCCGCCATCTTTATGTATTCTAAAATATGTATTACCAAACTCTAAAACGTATGCTTGCTCTACGTTAAATTCAAATGGTATTAGCCTGGTAAAGTTTGCACTAGCTTTGACTGTATTTACATACTTCGTTCCAGGTCTACGACTAGCACCACCATGAGGATGTATTATAAAATTCTGTAATTTTTTACATCCATTAAAATACTTACTAACGTCTGTTCTTCCCTCTAACCTGGGAGATAATTCACCAGCTGTAAAATTATTAAATGGAGGAGAAGCCTTAGCCATTTACAACCTCGCATTAATAAATGTGTTTGCTGAAATAACTTCGCTATCAGTTATACTTGCTGTGTTAGTTGTGTTGCCCTCAGTTGCATCAACGAACCTCGCTTCTTTAAGTTTATCTCTGTAAAGAGTTGCAAATTGTGCAGCAAGTGTAATGCTTCCAGATAAAGGATAGGCTATATCAGCTGCTAACGCTGCAACAATAGTTTCTGTTAACAACGTATCATACTGATTAGGATCAGTTATTTTACCAACAAACACAACATTGAGTGTGCTTTCATCACAAACAATTTTGCGGCCCTCAATTTCAAACTTAATTTCTGGATCTGAAAGTTTTAAAACTCGCAGACAAAATGGATCTGTAGGTAATGTAAATTGATTTGAATATGTAAAACTTGGAGCAGTTGCATCTGAAGCTAAAGTTTGCCTGGTAATCAAACTATTCCAGGGATGAGATCTAAAAACACCATCTCTTATAAACTCATATCTTTGATTACATATTCTTGCAGCTTTACTATCTTCAGTAAGCGCAATGATATTAGATGCACCTATCTGATTTAAAGCCGAATTACATATATCTACTACTGAAGCCATAATAAATTCCTATAAAAAAGGCGGCATATTGCTATGCCACCTCAGTTAGTTAGTTAACAACGTATTCAATAATGAATGACATTGTACCAAGAGTACCACCAGCGGCAGCCATAGTCGCTGCAACGTAGTAGTAACCGCCTGGATCTGTAGAATCTCCAGCTATGGTGTAAACCTTTTGACCACAAGTGCTTATGTCTGCTGCTTCAAAACGAACATCTGCCATTGCTCCGGCATCAGCCACAGCAGTTGCAAAACAATCTTCGTCTTTAACAACACCAGCGCTTGTGTATAAGCCAACATTAAAAGTACAACTTCCACCTAAAGTGTCTGAAGCAATTTTCAATGAAGTTATACTAGCGTGAGTTGGAATTGGAGCAAGCATGACAATATCGTCATTGTCACTATCTCCAGCTGCCACCTCTATTGTGCCTTGTGCTATACGAGTTACACCAGATAAAAGACTGGCATCTGTCATAACTACAGGTGTAGCTTCAAAATTAGCTACTAAATCTGAATTTTTTGTACCCATGTTACAATCTCCCTTTAAGCTGATTCATCACAAAGGACAGAAACCACTTTAGCTTCTTCCATTCGTGTTGCACCAAATGTTGAACAATAAAAGACTTGAGTTGAGTAGGACTTATCTGCTCTCTCATCAATCTTCGCCATAACGTCTTTACCAACAGCAAGCTTAACTCCATCTTCAGCCCATGCAAAACAAGTTCTGATATTAGAAGCCACAGCTAATCTTGTAGACATGATGAATTTGAAACCCATAAAAGTATCAACTTCACCTTGAACAAGAGCTTTAATGTTAGAAAAATCGCTTGATGTTACTTGAGTTGTACCAAGTAAAGCTTCAACTTGCGCTGGAGCTACAGCAATATATCTAGCAATAGACGGATCAACAGACCCCTCATCCAAGATTTTCTTTGCCTGGATAAGCTTTGCTACTGTTAAATCAGCTGAACCATGAGCAATAATATTGTCAGAGTCCATAGCTGTTGACGTACTACCACTTGATCCAGTAGATGATGTACCAGTAGCCGCAGCTATGATTGAATCATCCATTGCTCTACCCATTGCAGCAGCAGCTGCTTGAGCATAAGTTGATGTAGGATCAATTAACATACGAACCTTGTCAGCATCATCTATAAGATCTGCCCACTCATAAGTGTCCATAGTTACCATTCTTCTTGAATGAGGTGTGTCCAAGATAGTTGTGTCCTGGTGTCTGCTTGTACGCTTGACAGCCGCAACACTTCCAACTTGATCGAAAAATGCTTTCTCACCAGTAACAGATTCTTCTGAAACAGCACCACGTAGCAACGAGCCTTTTTGTTGCGACAATAACTGTACGTTAGAACTAAACTGATTAACGAAAGCGGTAGTGATTTGTGTACTCATTACACTCTCCTAAGTTTAAGTTTAAAATTAAAACGCTACCTGGGGAATCCAGACGTAAGTTTGATTATTTTTTGCGAGGGCTACCGCTTATCTCGACTACTTTGCTAGTGTCTTTTTTTGAAGTACCTTTCGGCTTATCTTCAGCTTCACACCATTGCAAATACTTATTAGCTCGTTCTAGTGGATCATCTATTATTCTTCCAGATCCAGTTTCAAGTGTCATTCTTAAAACTTCAAGCTTGAATACTTTATCAACCATTTAACATCTCCCTATATTTCATTGCTTCATCAACATAAAAACTATGCTGAGGATGTTTTGCATCCCAGTAAGGCGTACCTGGATCAGTCATTTCTTTTAATTTTACGTTTATTTCTTCTGGTCCAATAGCACCGCTGGTCTTTACGCCCTCTAAGCTATCCTCACCAACTTTTTTAGTGATGAACTCACCAACATTAACAATCATTTTAATAACTTCTGGATGATCGCCTAAACGTCTACCATCAGCTAATTGTATTTCTGCAATGCCTTTGTCACCAAACTGTTCTAAAACGCCATTACCTACAGTCATTCTATCTTCAAATGCTGGTCCGTATTCTTTTTTAAGTTCGTTTGTTGTCTTTTCTAATTCAGCTTGAACATTAATTTGATCTGTATTGAGCTGATTATTAGTTTGTTCATTAAATTCGTTTAATATTAAGGTTGCCTGGCGTGGTGATAAACCAGCTTTGTGAGCTGTGTTTGAAAACCAATCAAGCATTTCAGTATTTGTTACCTGGCCCTCTGGTATAGAAGCTGCCAAATTATAATCTTTAGCTTCTGCTGGCCTACCTAATCTATCATAAACAATATTCCAATCGTCATCCGTAGCGTGTTTGCCAGGCAATGCAACTTTATCTGCACCTATCATTGATTGTGCATTTACAAAACTCTTAGCAAGACTAGGTATGTCCTGGATTGTTTCTAATGATTTATGACTTCTAATTTCTTCTGGAATTTCTGAGCGCCAATCATTTTGTACTGGCTCAACAGACGTTGCTTGTCCAGCTTCTTCTACAGCCGGAGCATCCGCTACCTGTGTTTCTTCACTCATGTTTCTACCATATCCTCTCTTTTAGGTTGATCTTTCAGCATTGATTTTAAAAATAGCACTACAGTTCGCTGACCCTCTCTGTAGGCTGTTTCGCATGGATCGACAGAAAACGTAGATCCATTTATGTGATAGCGTGCTTCTAAATCTGCGAGAACAACCTCACCATCTTTAGAATTTAAAATTAATTTATAAGCTGCCCTTAATTCTTCTGGATTCATTGTGTTGCCTTTAACATAGGTGCAGCAGATCCAGCAGATTCAGCGACTTGTTGTGCCTGGTCAAGTTGCGCTTGCTGCGCTTGTTGTGCCTGGCGCTGCTCACGAATTTCGTTAACTTCATCTTGTCCACGAACTGCCTTGGCTGGAACTGATAATGTATTTATTAAATGTTTAATTAAATTATCTGTGTCTACATAATCAACTACGCCTGGATCAATTTGTGCCAGCGGCTGTGTCAATTCAATAAACTGTAATGCTGATTGTACGTCACCAGCTCTTTGAGCTTTTGCCAGCGGCGATACATATTCAATATCAAAATCTTGACCCTGGATAATATCTGGCGCAACTTTAAATAAATTTTTCCTGGCTAAAATATTATAGCTTCTGGTTATAAGCGGCTGCAATAATTCAGCTTGTAATCTTCCAAAGACCGGCCCTAACAACCTCATCTTTTCTTCAGTTCTCTGGACAACTTCTGTTGCTGTCATTTGAGGACCAGTACCAAGTAAAAGCTGGTCAACATAGAAAGACGATTGAATCGCTTTTCTACGTTGTTCCTCCATAGCCAAACCTATAGGATTATTTGCGCCTATATTTAATGGCTCTAATCTATCCCTAGTTCCAGATCTATAAAAATTAAGGCCGCCTGGCACAGTTCTGATGGGGAGAATAAAACCATCATCTGGCACAAGAAGCGGAGGATCAACTTGTTTTTGAGCGGCCCTAATTGTAACCTCAGACATTTTATTAAGCATCTTAATATCAGCCAAGGCGGTCATGGCTGGGGAGCGGCCATAACCAATTTCAAAACTTGCTTTTAAAAATCTAGGAACACAATAACAAAACTCGTCAAAACCACTTTCTGACAAAATAACCTTTTCTTCTGGATCTAAATAAACTGAAGCGACTGGTTTATTACCAGCATCCACCTTTGTAATATCTCTATCATCCCTGGTGTAAACCGCATGAAGCAACGTCATCATTTCATAAGGTTTTTCTTTTTCCTTTTTAAGTATCTTTGCAGACATTTTATCAGCGCCAAATCTATTAATGGCAGCTCGTAATGGCATTTTAAATTTACGATAAACAGTATCAACTCGACCTTTATCGTTTTCAGTAACATAACATTCTGAAATATGCCTGGTTGAAAATCCTAATTGAAAATCGTCATCTTCTTCTACAAACATAACAGCTGTACCGAACGTAATTAAATCATGGTAAAGCTCATGGATCTGTTCATTGAAGTTTGATCTTGAAAAAGCGCCATACATCACACGCTCAACATCACCAAGCCATTCTCTAGCTTCGTCAATCATATTAAGATCGTCATTTTGAAACTGTAATGAAAACCATTTAGTTGACATATTGGTTAACATTCCATGCAAACTAGCTGCAAGTAACTCAGCTGCAAGACCAGCAGTACCATCAAATATTAATTCTGATCGTTTATCACCTGGAGATCTAACCTTGTTAATATCAGCTTTTCTAGGAGTAACGTAGTCACCTATTTCTTGCCAATGTGTTTCCCAGGTTGCTCGCTGGTTTTCCAATGAAGCAAACCTTTTAACAAGTTCATGTGCTAGTTTTTCACTCATGTTAACTTCCTAACAATGTTTTTCTTTGTACTGGTGCAGATCCAAGTATGCCTTGAGAAGATGTGTTTATTCCTCTGCCCTTACCTCTGCCAGACATGGCATAAAGCTTTGGTGCTAGTGATGCACCACTTCCACGAACAGCGGCACTTGGCGTTATTCTTTTGGCTGTTGTATTAGATACACCTTTAACAGCTGCGCCTGGCCGCCCAGATAAAGTTCTTCTACTTACATTTCCACCATCATTATTATCATCTTGCTCAGATCTGTTTGGATCTAAATCTGGATTACCAGAATAAACAGTACCACCAAACAAACCAGATCCTAATGTTCCCTCAACATTGCCACTAGACCCATAAACTGGACTAGCGCCACGCTGTAAATTAGATTGTAAATTCTGTGCGCTTATCGAACTAATTAAAGACAAAGTTCCAAGACCTGGCACTAAAGCATCTGTGACTCTGCTTCCAGTTATGCTGCTATTCATCTGATTAGATAAAGATGTACTGCCAGCATAGTTACCAAAACCACCAGACAAACCAGCTTCTGACATTTGCGCCTGGCTTTGTGCATCTGTCATTCCAGCTATAGCGTTTTCTTCTTCCATCTGGTCAACAGTATCTTGACCACCAGGATCACTTGTTTCACTAGCCATTATTTATTTGATCCCAATAAAGATTTATATTCTATAGGCGCTTCAGTTAACAAACCTTGCGATCCAGTTAAAATGGTGGATTGTCTGCTAACTCTATTAGAGCGCTTACGTTTATTTTCTACTTCATCTACAGATGTAACCACACTATCTGGCACTACATCCATAGGCGGTGCTGGCGGTGGCGGCTCTACTGGCGGCGGCGCTGGCACTTTTGGTGATAAAAACCCCATTACATTGCTACTCCTAATGGATTATAATTACTATCAGCTAAAACTTGTGGTGGTCGCTCGAACCCTCGATTTTCCTTTACACCTACTGCAAAGTATCTCCAGGCATCAGCTGCATGGCTGGCCCAGTCATGGACCGGACTATTTCTAAATGTCCTTAATCGTTCATTATAAGCTCTATGATATTGTCTGAGTGACTCTAATCCGGCTTTGCAGTTGGCTTGGTCAAACCAACAACGAGAGAGGATAAGTTGCGCAGCGTGTATGCCATCCTCAACTGGCAGTTTCGGAACGACTTTGAAATTAATCCCAAGGTCGTATGAGATCTCTCGGCGGCTCTTGCCAGAGCCAAGCTCTCTAACCTCAATATCGTGCGGCGCATTGTGACTTCCATAGAAATAGCCTTTATTCGTAAGTATCTTCGCATAATGCGGTAACCCCTCATTCCTTGCTTCATAAAAATCTATGACATGAATTGCTCTACCAACGCTCTGTGTAAACCAAATGGCGGTGCTATCACCTATACCAAGATCCCACCAGGTATCTACTTTTTGCGATTCATCATAGGGAACATTTCCTATGCGCCCACTTTCCTGGGCAGCTTGCAGCTCTTTTCCAAAAATAGCACCAGGTACATTGGCAACCCAGGAACATTCAAACTCTTGTTCAAACTGGTCCTCAGTCATCATAACCTTGGCTGCTTGTAATTCTTCAGCATCAACTATCTCAGTTTCACTAGCCTTGTAAACTTGTGTGAACCAATCCTTATTATTCTGTGCCGCTTCATATAAATCAAAAAAAGCGTTGTGACCTCTAGGTGTTCCAATAAAGAACGCCCAGCCTTTCCTATCAGACAAAGCTGGTCTTAATACTTCTGGAAATAAACTTTCCGGCATATCAGCCATTTCATCTAATACAGCTCCATCAAGATATATACCTCGCAAGCTGTCGTAATTCTCAGCACCTAGCAGCTGAATCCTAGATCCATTCGGCAGATCACATCTAAGCTCAGTTTCATGGAATCTAACCATAGGAACTTTACCAGCAAACTGTTTTAAGTAATCCCATGCCACAGCTTTAGCTTGCCTATATGTAGGCGCTATATAAGCGTACCTGGGATTCGTTTTGTCATTCAGTATAGCATCTCTAAGTAAATGGTTTATAGCCATCACAGTCTTACCAAATCGCCTATGGCATACCACAACTCCCCAGCGGTTAGTCGTAAGCTCATTATGAAGCTTTGCCTGGAGTGGTCTAGGTGAATACGGAATCTCAATGTTCATGTGTTAGACACTATCCTAAGAGTATATTATAGATATAAAGAGATGCGGCCACTTCTGGGGGGTATAGGGCCATCAAATCTGCAAAAAACGCCATATACGAGTTAACTACTCGTAACTATTTGTAGGCTACACAACGATTACAGAAGATCGAGTGACAATATTGCCTGGTCAAAATCCTCGTGTGCGAGATTACTGCCAAACAATACCTCAAGAAATACTTAGATCTTACACAATCTCCAGATTACCATTTGCCCAGGACAAAGTAACCTGGCCATTATTAGCAGCTGCTTTATCTTCTGCTTTATCCCTTACACCTAAAGGCTGCATCTGCCTAATATGCTTATCCATATGATCTGCTTCTAATCGTCTACGCTGCACTTCAGCCATTGCTAGCTTAGGATCATCCGGCAAAGCCATCTTAACCAGGTCAAGTATCTGATCCCTCATAACCTCGCATTGCAACGCTCTAGCCTTACGATACATAACATGAGCATCATCATTCTCTTGCACCCATCTAAGAACAGTTCTCCAGCTTGGAAGATCCTTGGTGTTATTGCATATCCTGGTTAAGCTTTCGCCCTCAGCAATACGCTCACAGATCTTTTCCATCTGAGCTTTTGTAACTCTAATCTTAATAACTTTGGCCATGAATCCAGCTCATAAAAAAGCCTGGTACTAATGAGCGCTAAAGTACCAGGCGTTAACTTTTGTAATATTACTAAAAACTGTATTATTTTCAGATCATTTAGTCAAGCAACTTGATGTTAAAAAATTTATTTTAATTTATTTTGTCATAACACTTGACTTTAAACGTCAAGCATATTAAATAAGTAGTGGAGGTAATAAACATGACAACATTCACTTTGACCGCTCACGATTGGGATCAAGCCAAAGGTCCTTGTTGTGGCGTTCTAGCTTGTGCCATTGCTGCTCAAAAGCCATTCAAAGATGTTTGGGCCTGGTTCAAAAACCACAGTAACTTGTATAGCCATCCTAGATGGAAAGGCGGCACTTACCATGGAGATTATCCTAAATGGTTTAAACACGCTGGTGTCAAAACTAAGCATCAAAAAGAGCATTGCAAACTTAACAAGTTTGTTAATCTTTGCACCAAAAAAGATACTGCCTACTTTGTAAGAACAACAAGGCACGCCCAGATTGTTTACAACGATCAAGTAAGAGATCAAAGCGGTGTGCATCACATCAAAGATTTCTGGGGAAAAAACAAGATAGTCAAAGAGTTCTACGAGATCACAATGACTGGCAAAACCCCAGATGCCTGGCAAGAATTTGGCTTGCCACTTTTCGACAACATCAACAACTAAGGAGATACTATGAAAAGACTTGTTCATGGAACACCAATCACTCCAAAAAGGTTGTTACCTCAGCTCAAAGGCAAAAGCTTCTGTGTCAGTTATATGCACCCAGAACAGCTTAACGAAACTATCGAGCTTGTAGGTGACAAAGAAGTTCTTATCCTAGACAACGGAGCTTTCACAGCCTGGAAAAAAGGTATTACTTTGGATGATGCCTGGTGGGATGGCTTCTATGCCTGGGCCAACGCTGCAATGGATAAATGTCCAAATGCAGTTTGTGTGATTCCAGACGTTATCAATGGCAACGAAGCTGATAACTTGCAGCTCATAGCTGATGCCATCAAGGGCAACAAAATAAAATACCCAGAAAGAGCAATGGCCATATGGCATATGAATGAGAGTTTTGAGCAGCTAGAAAAGTTATTCAGAATTTTTAACTTCATTGGTTTTGGCAGCTGCGGCGAGGTTGACATTGCCAAGAACAAACCAGGTAGCGCTTACATTGCCAAGATCAAACAAGCCTGGGCCTTTATGGCCTACTGGGAAAACAAATATAACATAGATAAACCTTGGATTCACATGATGAGAGGTTTGGGAGTTCTTCACAAGATTGGTTTTGATAGCGCAGACAGCTGCAATATCGCCATGAATCATTGGAGAAACAAAAACAATGTTGTTCACCATGTAGCTCAGTTTGCAGACAGACTTGAAGCCAAGGTCAACAACCAGGAATTGAACGAGCTTCCCTTGTTCAATGTAGCAGCTTAACAACTAAGGAGAAAATAATGAGCGCATTTATCGTAAACCCAGAACACATTGCAGCACTAGTTGCCTACACTCAAGCACCTGGTTATCATAACCATTGCTACAATATATTCACCAAGCAAGAAATCTTCAATGGTGTAGAAAACTTATGTAAAGTTCTTGCCCAGGCTAACGTCAAGAGTGTCCAGGCTAAATACAACCAGGGAGAAATCAACCATGACTTCTTGCAAGACATGATGATCTTTCCAGACGAATGTATCAAAGCTCTTGAAAAGTTCAAAGGCTTGATGGGAATGTATGGAACAGTTAACATGAGTGATGCAGACATTTACAACATGGCTGGTTGCCTGGAGTATCAATGCTGCGAGGTTGATAACTGGATTCAAACTGATGCTTTCTGGCTAATCCAGAAAATTAAAAATGAAGCTGGTATGAAAATGGCTAACAACGCCAAAGTAAAATGGAATTACGAAGCAGCATAATGAAAAAGCTTAGTAAACAACAACAAATAAATAAATTCTTAAAAAACTTAAAAGAGAATAACACCAGGCCTATTGAAAAATGGACCTGGATAGATCTTCATAGAGATTGTCAATCAAGAAACAATCTAAGAATTGTTAGAGCTTGTAGTAAAGCCTAACCAAAGCATCTTTATATCTTCGCTTTACAATCCTAGGATCATTCAGACCTAGGATTTTTGCTATCTTAGTCCACTTAGGACCACGATCACGAAATGCAGCTGAGTGAGCTACCGCCCAGGTAAGCTTTCTATCCTCGTCATCCATCTTAGTTAACGCCAGGTCTATAGCTTTATCTAACCTGGTAATCTGATCCGGTGTAGCTTGTAGCCTGGTTGTTCCCATAGATGAATAACCATAACCAGACCATTCAGTTACATAATCTGGCCAGTTCACCATCTTTTGCTTACGAATTGCACCAGGTAATTTTCTTTCTGTTTCAGCAGCTTCAAAGAATAAATCATTTAACTGCGCCATATCCATTATTTGTATTCACTTCTAAACTTGAGGTCCATTTCTCTTAACCAATTAAGTTTATCAAATATGGGAATATGCTCCAGGTTAATCACCAGGTCTTTATAAGCTTCTTCAGAATATCTTTTTCTTAGCTTAGATAGAACACGCCTTTGCAGCTCATCAATGGGAAACTTTGCACTTCTCTTAACAACTTCTGAATAAGCTGGATTAGATCTCTTAGCTGTTATCTTAGCTAAGTTCTTTA